GTGTTGTGAAGTCTAATTTCATTTGTTTAGGGTCGTCAAGATTAGGTTCTTCTGTTGGTCTTTTCCAAGCGTCTGTCATTTTTTCTTGGTTGAATTAAAATATTTTTCTACACCCACTGGTCTACTGTCATCGGTTTTTTTCTTTTTACCTCTGGGTTTATAGTTAGGTTCTTCTAAATTGTTTTGTAAGAAGTCTACATATGAATTATCGTAACCAGTAGTTTCACCATCTATAGTTGCTACTGCATCATCAATAATACCACTATTCATAATTGCTTTATGTTTAATAGCAGCTTGTTTCTTTTCTTTTTGTATTCTTCTTAAGAATGCATAGTATATAATCTGAGTTATATATGCAAATGCATTTTGAGATTTTTCTGGATTAAAATTGTTTATATATTGTAAACAATTCTCAATACCATCACATATCATTTCATCCCTGTAGGAGTAGTTAATGAAGTTTGGTTTAGTTGATAATCTTGTTGCAATCTTATAGATACATTCACCTATGTATTCTGATACTCTTGGTGGTTCTTTACCATCTTTGATTGCTTGTTTTACTGCATAGTTATGTTCTGATATTGCAGCGGTAAACTCTTTATTATTTACATAATGTTCTGGTTTTGCTTTACTCATATATCTATTATCTCATCATATTGTTATTTGTCAAGTATAAGCTTTTGCCTTGACAGATTTAAAATCACATGTTACCCTAGATATGTACCTTGGAAAGGATGGATATAGCTAATTAGTGCAATATCTTTTTATCCTCTTTAGTAATCATATCTAAGTCCATTTCCTCTTCTAAGAATATCTCTTCTTCTGGTGAAAGCATTTTATCTTTCATTTCAGATGCAAATCTTTCTAGTAAATCCTGTCCTGTGGTCAATTCCTGTTTAGGAGACATAACATTTAAACCGATTTCGTCTCTAAGATGAATCCAGTCTTTACATGCTTTATCATAGAATTGAATGAATTTGTCGTCAATTGTTGTCGTATATACAACCTCATTAGCTGCAATAACAACTCTATTATCCTTTGTAAATGGAACAAGAGGAGACAATTTTATAACTGTTCCCTTTCCTACCATTGATGGTGTAAGTGCAATATTACATGGAAGAGTCATTTCTACTGTTCCATTAGTATCGTTAACCACTGTCATTGCAACAATGTCTTCACCATTTCTTAATTTTAGATATCTGTATTGACTCAAAACTTTACCTCATGTATTGTATATTTGAATTTTTCTTTACTATAGGTATTTATTCTTTCTTTAAAGTGCCTTAAAGTATAATTATCTCTATTCTTATAACTTAAATCGTCTGCAATATCAAAAAGAGTTGCATTAAATTTATCTTTACTTGTTCTTAATACTCTACCAATTGATTGTAATACACGAATTTTTGATTTACTTGGGCTTGCAAATACAATGTTATGTAGGTTTTTAATATTTATACCTGTAGAAAAAGTTCCATATGATGCAATAATAACACATCCATTTTCTCTTTCCATTAACTCTCTAACCTGTTCTCTATTTTTAGTATCAGTTCCACCATAGATAAAGAATGATTTGATACCTGCTTTCTGAAATGCATCAAATATCTTTCTACCATGTTTATCTACATATTGAAATAGAATCAAAGTATTACCTTTTTTATCTAGAGTCAAGTTTTTTATAAATTGTGTTCGTCTCTCATTGTCTGCAAGAAACTCCATTTCTCTAGGGTAATCCATTTGCACTACTTCTTTGGATACTTCTGGTGGATATTTAAGAACTAAACATTGTATATCTAACTCTGCAAGAATACCTTCATTCATAAGTTCTGCACTAGTAGTTACATAATGAGTAGGGCCAAATAATCCTTCTAATACAAGTTTATGGGTCTGAGTATCATCTAGTGTTCCAGTTAGTCCCCATCGATGTCCTATATCTTTCATTTTTTCTATAATACCTGTAAGTGTTTTTGCTTTGAATAAATGTGCTTCATCACCAAATACTGCACCGAATTGGTCGTAAAAAGATTTTGGCATAGTAGATAATGTTTGCCATGTGGTTACAACTATATCTGTAGTTCCTTTCTTATCACCACCATACATCTTATCAATAGGTTTATCGTATCCATAATCTGCAAAGTCTTTTGACATTTGTTCTACTAATGATGTGGTAGGAACAACGACTAATACTTTTTTCTTATGCATTGCAATAAAATGTCTTGCAATACAATATATAATTGCAGATTTACCACTTGCAGTTGGAGATACTAATAATTGTCTTCTAAATTTTATACCACGAGATATTGCTTCTACTTGATAATCTCTCAATGCAAATCCCATATTTAAATTATCAGTAAAGTCTGGAACTTCTAAATCAGTTTCCCATTGATACCCATCTATATTATATTCTCTATCTTTTGCAAACTGTTCTACTGCATAGTATAATCCAGTATAAATTTTACCAGTTGTCTGTGCAAACAATCGAATGTTTCCATCCCAATATTTGTTTTTAACAGATGGCATAAACTTTGCGCCAGGAACTGGGAAAGTAAAATAGTCTGATAATTCTCTTTTAATAGATTCTTCTGCTTCTATTTTTATATGAGTATTATTGACTTTGGTTATCTGAATGTCGGGCCTGCTATCCATCCTACTAATGATTGTCTTAATCCTCTAGTTACTGGTGTAACTTGGTGATATACAAAAGATGGAAATATAATTATACTTCCTTGCTCTCTTGCATTTTGTTGAGCTCTAAATTTAATATTATCTGGTGTCATAGATTGTGGGTTTTGCATAAATGGGTCTGTCCATTCAAAATGTCCACCTTCATATTTATCTGGATGTGTAAGATTTACACTATACGAAAGTTTTCTATAGGTATTTAATCGTTCATCTTTATTTGGGTCATCTTTACAGTCTTCTTCATTATATGGTTCAAAGTGTCCATCACAATGCCAACTATAAAATTCTGGTGCATTTGGGTCGTGTTTGTATGATGTAAATTGATATGTCTCATGATAAGATAAATCAAATTTAAAGTAGTCTTCATTTACCTTTCTTACATGTGGAATAATATGGTCAAATATAGTAAGTCCATCTTGTAAGGTTGCATCTCTATCTAACCATGCAACACCAGATTTACGAGTCCCATGGTCTTCTATTCCATCGTTACTTCCACCTATTTGGCCATATTCATTGTAAGAATTTTGTCCTATTTCTATAATTTCTTCACATATATTTGGTGGGATTGCTCTGGATAGAGTTACACAATGTTCTGGGATAAAAGATGGCATAATATATTAACCTGCTGGGTTAGTAAACTTCAACCAATCGATTGCATTCTTTATTGATTGATGTCTCCATGTAATAATATTTAGTATCTCTTTTAAAGCATCAACACATTCAGTTAAATATTCCACCTTCAATTTAAGGTCTGATAAATCTTTGTCTGCATTGAAATAGTAATTGTAGTCTTGTTTGATAACTCTATGACCATCAAAGGGGTCATATGACCAACCTAGTTCATCTATCTCTTCTTTAGATAACTTATCAGTGTACCATAACCATTTCTTTTTAAGAAGTGTATTGTATTTGACCTCATAAGATTTAAGAGATAATCTCTTTTCATTTAAAAGTTCTAGGTATTTTGCATGTAAAGAAGGTGTATTTAAGGATGCTTTATCCAAATCAATCTGGTCGATTACAGAATCAACCTTCCACATACTTTGTATTTCTTCTAATGTCATACTATAATTATACCACTAAACTGGTATTTGTCCACTTTTTTATGATGTGGATGCTATTTCAAATGTAGTAAATTGGAAAGATGCACTGCATGTTACATAAGTTATTCCACCAGCAACAGTAGTATCCATTGTAATCTCACCTAAAGAAGTAGGAAATGCACCTTGTATTCTAACATATCTGTTAGGATTGTTTGCAGCTGTTGTAATTACAATAGTCATATCTGAGTATAATGCATCGTAATCTCCAGAACCATCATATGGTTGTTCTGCTCTTCGATTTGCACCTACAAGACTTCTAAATTTTTCTGGGTCTGTAGAACTAGTAATTTGAGACATCCATGTATATAACTCAGTCCAGTTTTCCATGTTTTCATCGACAATAAAGTTAACAGTTAGTTCACCAAGGTTTATTTTATCGCCTGGAACTATAACATTTCTACCTAGATTAGTAGGTTGTTGAATTTCTGCAACAGATACAGATGGAACATTAACACCAGTTGCAAAGTATTTTGTATTAGGTAATTTCTTAACTAATAATTCGAATTGAGTTGGTGCAAGATAGGATAGATTATCTGGAAGATTACCCGCCCATGTTGCAGTTGAGATTTGTCTTGTAGTCATATATGTATTTATATCAAAAAGAAAGGGAGTTTTTCAACTCCCTTCCTAAAATTACTTAAGCAGCAACTTTGCCAGTAATTCCTCGATAAGTAACTTCTTTACTTTTCTTGGATTTCTTAGCTTTGCTCTTAAGAGATTTTGCATCGTATTTGATACCTCTGTAGCAATACATAATAGCCTCCAGTTTTCATTTCGATTTCGTACATACAACTTTCGTTGCACACCCTTCTCCATGCGTTCCTTCGGTAAGATGTCGGTCTCTGTTCCCACTTGGGTACTTAGCTTGCCTTTCTTCTATTGCAGAAGAAAGAGGTTTTCTTGTCTTCCTACTTCCGACTCCATAATGATGGAGTTGAACGAGTTGATACCTTTCAGTATCATTAATATTTATAGCTTAAAAAAGTCCAACTTTTTGGCGATTTTTGTTGACAGGCGGGTGCATTTTTTTATATAATAACCTTGTAATTGAGAATTACCGAGTGCTTGAGGATTCGACCTCGTAAAAAACCAGTGAAAATCCTACTTGATTAAGGTTTAATCCAGATGATACTTGTGTTGCAAGGTTCTTAATCATTAGAAACAGTTCACGAAGTTCAAAAGTCTTGAGAGGTCACAGGTTCGAATCCTGTCTGTTGCCGAGGGCACAGTGGAGAAGTGGTGTGTATCTCTTGAAATGTCAATTGGATGTTGCTATTGCAGTTAAACATTTGAGACAGAGCATAAGACTTATCGTAAATCGTAGAGTCATGTGAGGAAGCATGTGGTGAGAGAGTCCCAAGTGACAATCAATATAACCAGTAACTACTTCACTACCTTGATTCAACTATTACACAACTTTGTCCATCCTCTAGTTAAAGTGTGAGGATTATTACCATGGTAATTTTGGGACAATTTAAAAGGAGAACAAATACTATATGGATGCTAGATTCGTTGACCTTGTTAATCTGACAAGGTAGAGTTTACGCACATAGATGGTGTTCGGTGGGT